CCAGGTAGTCATCTTCACCAGTTCACCCGGTGCGCCGATCGAGGCGGCGACCCACTTCGTCTGGGTGCCAGCGGCAACCGTGATCGTCGTGGATGCTGCCGTCTGGCCGATGTTCACGGCGTAGGTACCCGTGCCGCCATTGCCAGTCAGGAATTGCGTAACAGCCGTGCCAGCAGTGATGCCCGAACCCGTCAACGCATCGCCGAGGCCGATCGAGCCCGAGCCGACAGCCGTGACCGTCATCGTGCCGCCCGAACCCGTGATCGTGGTCGATGCAACGGTCTGCGAAACGCTGACCTGATACGTGCCGACGCCGCCGGCCGTGCCCGTAAGCTGGCTGAGAATCTGCGTGCCCGCGACGACGTTCGTGCCGCTGATCGTCTGGCCATTGGTCATAACGCCCGTCGTCACTGCCGTCACTGTCAGGGTGGTGCCTGCGATCGAACCCGTCACCACGTTTGCGGCGATCGAACCCGTCACGCTTGCGCCCGTGAAGTTCGAACCAAACTGGACTGCGCCAGTCGAGTTGTTCGCGAAAGCCGACTGGCCGATAGCCGATGTCGACGAGCCCGCATTCACGACCCAGAAGCCGCCAGCGTTGAACAGCGTCACGGGCGCGCCCGCGTAAACCGTGTTCGTCGCTTCAGCGAGGTATTGCGTGATGATCGCTTGCTGCTCGCGGTGAACGAAACCGGTCGGAGCGCCTGCGCCGTAGTTGTTGACCGTAATGCCATCCGCCGGATTCACCCAGGCGAAGAGGCCAACGGTTACGCCGTTCGGGCCAGCGACGAGAGCACCAGCGCCAGCGTCGACGGTTGCACGCGGATTGGAATCGCAGAAGTCACCGAGTACTGCCGGCGCCGCCTGCACATTTACTTGTCGGGGAAAACCCATGATCTACTCCTGTGTCCTGTTGGTATCAGCCGAGGCGATGTGCGTTGGGGAAGGCTTCCGAGAAATCACCCGGGAGCTGGCTATCCGCCGCGATGCGGGGCTTGGGAGCGTCGCCGGGTTTCGGCTGGGCAACCAGAATCGCCTTGTAAGCGCTCGGATGGACGTCCTTGATATCGATCTTCAGCATGTCGAGCGCGGTCTTGTACACGCCTTCCGCGCTATCCATCGCGACTGCCAGCTTGCCGACGTACGGCTTGACGATTTCTTCGGCTTCCGAGATGCCACGCAGACGCGCGATCGTCTTCGCTTCCGTTTCGCGAGCAACGGCATCGCATGCCAGCTTGATCGCCTTGTCCATTGCTGCCTTGCTCATCGGGAGCGGTTCCTTGTTCGTGTCATCCTTCGGGTTCGCGTTCGCGGCGCCCGCAGTTTGCGGAGGCTCATCCATCGCTGCCGGATCTGCCGGAGCCGGGTCGGTCGGCTCATCGACGGCTGGACTTGCTGCCGGCGCGCTCAGTTTGGCTTCGATCTGCGCGAGATCTTCATCGCTGATCTTGCCGCGGAGCATGTCGAGAATCTCAGCGCACTTCGGGTCCGGCTCGTCCTGAGCGACGTTGTCATCGTCAGGCTGTTCGCCGTCCAGTTTGTCGAGGAGTTCGACAACATCAGCCAGATCGGCATCCTGCGCCAGATGGGGCTTGATAGCGGCAACGATGCCCGGCTTCTTTGCCAGCCAGTTGCTCTTCTTCACGCCCGCCAGAATCGCATTCAGATCGATTGCGGCATCAGCGGCCATCTTCGGCTTCAGGACGGCGAGCAACGCCCCCTTAGCCATTACAGCTTTCTTACTCAGGGACTTGCTCACTGTTAGTGCTCCCATAGGGTTAATGGAATCTGCAACAAGGACATCAGGGCCTGCGCGACCCTTCTCGACGAGTGCTACATGGTTGAAACGGAGGTTTCGCATCACTCCGTCATAAGGGACGCCCTCATAAGTTCCTGGCGTCATGTCCGGCGTGTAGTAGTACGCGCTGGAAATCTCTTGCTGCGCGCCCGTCTCAACACCCCGAATCGCCCGGTCTGTCCAGATGACCAGAGAGTTATCGAGGTAGGGCGCGTTGAATGCTGCGTCGGTGCCGGTTGATCCAACGATCAGGTCAGGCCGGTGATCCGACGAGTTGACCGGGACGTGCTCACTGAGAACCGGAATGTTGTTGGCAGTAGACGCCGCCTTGGCAAGTTCATCCGGATCGCGCAACAGCATGTAGATGCGATCGGGATCAAGGCCTAGTTGGTCGTAATCCGGGATTTCGTTGCCGCGGTACGGGCAGACGTTTGCCTTGCTGATGTGGGTCAGTTCGACGTGCATCCGCCCGTCCTGATCCACCATGCGGACGCTAGCCTTATCGAATGCAAGGCGGTCCATCGCTGGCTTGTCTTCCTTCGCCGGCGGCTTGATCGATGTTGCGAGCGTGTCATCGACGCCGGGGTGAAGAGGCTGCGGAGGAGAGGTGATCGGCGCCCAGCGGAAGGACGTGTGCTCTTCCTTCTGTAATTTCGGCGTGAACTTTCGCATGATGTTCATGCGGAACGTCACAAAATCGACGCCCTCGAAGTCTTGCACCGAATGCATTAGCTCGAGCTCGCCATATGGCATGGCGCCGATCTCTTCGCGGGTTTCCCGTATGGCGGTCTGCTCAGGCGTTTCGTCGCCGTCGCTCTTGCCGCCGGGCAGGTCCCATTCGTTCGGATGGTTCGATGTGGGGCTGCGCAGCAGGAATAACGCCTCGCCTTCCGGCGTCACCATGCAGATTCCGGCGCCTTTAATCTTCTCGTCTTTCGCGACGAATTCTTTGCCAACCTTTTGAGGGATGCCGAGATTCGATTTGCCCTCAGCCGCCGCATACATCGCGCGCTTCTGGGCTTCACTTTTTGCTGGCATATGTCGGGGCAATAAAAAAGCCCGCATGCGCGAGCTTTCGTTGTAGGATCAAACAGTTACTACTATCGCCAAGGCGATTTGAGGGATCGAATGAAATCCGTTTTTGTTTTTTCAATGCTTATTGCATCGACATCAGTGCTCGCGACTACGCCGGACCAGATGTCGTCGTGCGCTTTAAAGTCCGATCTATACGCGAGTGCAGCGCAGATGCGCGATCAGAATCAGTCTCCGCAAGATGCCGCGAAGATTCTTGGCGCCTACAAAGGGCAATACGTGTCCGACGCCGACTTCAAGCACATCATCAACGCCGTCTATTTCGATCAGCGCTTCGCCAATGCCGGCGGGATAGCGCTTAAGAAGCAGATGCTGGACTTCTGCCTGAATGGCCCGCGTCATTACAAGCCGCTTGACTAGGTGCCGACCGCCAGATTCAACCCGGCTACACCATTCAGGGTGATTGCGGCGATGTTCGTTGCCGTACCGATGGTCAGCGCCAATTTGTCGCCCGGCATAACCACCGCACCGGTATTGATGGTCGACACTACAGTGTTATCGCCAAGCAAAACGAAAACGGGCGACGGTCCGAGATTAGTCAGCAGGGCCGTCGTCGGAGTGCCGGTCGTCGGAATGACCGTGCGCGCCGTTGTTGACGTTACTGCGATTTTTGTTGCGGCGGTCAACGCCAATGAGGCAAGTGCCATTTCAATCCTCTAATCCGGGGATAATCGACTTGCTAGTACAGCGGCAATTGATCGCCTGGCCCGGAAGCAGCCATTCGCCGTCCAGATACATGCCTTTGTCGATGTCGTAGGTCTTTCCGTTCGCCGCCACATGTGACGGGCGGGGATGCTTGCCCGCATGGCTGTGCATCCACTTGGCTTGCGTGATGCCGAGTTGGCGTTGACGGACCTTGTTGATTGTTGCGGTAGCCTTGTTGTTCTGGTCTCGAGCGATGAGGGATGCGCGCCGCTTCGTAATGTCGTAGCGCCTGGTCAATTCCTCGGTCAACTGGCCGAGATCTCGACCTTGGGTCACCGATCGCATTACCAGACCTTCGACCTCGCTCAGGTGCTCCTGCGCAATGCTGCGGATGAGCCCGACGTTTTCGCCGATCGTCGCTTGGTAGGCATCGTTGGCCGCCGCGGTCATCTTGAGTTCGACCGCGAAACCGGCTTTTTTCAGGATGTCCTTTAACTGGACATCAGTCGACCCCATTGATCGATCGGCGAAATACTTCGCCAGCTCCGGAGCTCCTTTGTCAAACGCCTTCAGCCATCGGCGTGACAGGCGGTGCATGGAACGGCGCAAAGCATTGGCCGGGCTGCCGTCGCGGAAAGACTCCATGCCGGCGTCTTGCGCTAGATGCTCTGGAGAGTTGGCGCGATATTGCGCTGTCAGCCAGTACACAAGCGACTTGTGCATGGCGTCGACCCACTTCTGAAGCGCCTTGTTGTAGGCTGCCCCTACGCCGGCGTTCGGCTGAACGGACCGGAGTACAATCGGCTTTCCGGTCGGGGAAACCAGCTTTCCGTCTCTCGCTGCGTCCTGAAACCGCCTTCCTTCGGCGGTCACATAGTTCGCGCGGCGACGAGCGTTTCGCTGTTCGCTGGTTCGCATGCGCCGACCTTTTATGGAAACACCATATGAAACAGGACATCGAAGTTGACTACGTCGGCTACGACCACGAAGAGCCGCAGCGCGTCGTCGTCTACGTTGGCGAGAACGACGAATACTCGGCGCGGTTCAATCTGTCCGACCTGCTGGACACCGAACTCGACATGTTCAAGCTCTCGAACGGCATGACCGACAGTGCAGGGAAGCCACGATTCGATGCGATGGAACTGGAATTGACAGAAATGGTTCGCCGTATTCGTGCGATCAAATACGGCTAGACCTCTTCCGGCTCTTCCACTTCCTGCTGGCCGCTGATCTTCGCAGCCTTTGCCTCTGGCCCCTCTTCGGGCTCAGGTGGCTCGGGCAGATCTATGTCGATCTCTAGACCCTGATACGGCGAGTCTTCTTCACCCGCCACCCGCGTACGAACTTCCTCCGGATACAACACGCCAGCACCAACCAGGATCGCGTCCGTGTCAGCCTCGGTCTTCCGGATGTTCGCTCGCTGCTCTTCGCTCATCGTCCGCATCGGCTCCCAGATGAATCCGATATCCGGGTCGATCTCGCCGAACAGCGACAACTGCACCAGGTTGAGAACCTTCGACAGGGCAGGCGTGTAAATCTCCTGATTTGCCGAGAGCGTGTCCTGAAACACCTCGATCTCACCTTCAGACGTGGCGTTCAGACCGCTCGGCGTGATGCCGGTCAGGTACACCAACGGCAGGCCTGTAGGCGCGCACTGCTGTTCCTGAGACTGCGCCTGCAACTTGTCCAAGCCCGAGATTGGCGCTGAGATGTTCGTGAAGTCCTCGGTGTTCATATCGACGGCATTAACGCCGTGATTGTCTCGACCGAGATTGAACAACTGCATCCGGTTGTAGAAGTTCTCGGCGCCGCCGGCGGCAAGAATATTCGACATGTCGGTCTTGAGCGTCCAGACCGTGAACGCGTGGACCAGATCCGATACCGACTGACGGGTTCTCAGCCAGTTATCAACATACGGCTTCATCATCTGCGACAGCGACAGCCCCGAGAAGGCATACGCTGGCTTCAGGATGTCGGGGACGTCGCGCGAGATGATCGTCAGCAGGCGGGAAGAGTGAATCTCCTTCCCCATGACGAACCAGCTGATCGGCTTGTAGAACGTCGGATCAAGCGGGTCGTTTGCGTTGTACCGGTTCGGGTATGACCAGATCGGCTCAATGACCGCCAGGCGCTTGATTGAACCCACCCCGACCTTTGCCGACGACTCAACCAGTTCGGTCTTCAGTTCGGCCGGATCGAGTTGACTCGACTGCATGCCGACGTCGATGAAGATTTGCGATCGGCCATACAAACCATCCTGCTGGATGGCCTCGCGGAAAACCGCTTGTACGTTCAGCCGCTTGAACTCGGCATCAATCCGCTTGATCTTGTCGGACTTGTCTTCTTCGCCGACCGCTTGAATCTTGATCCACTTACGTGTCATCTCCCGCGCATAGACCTCAGCGGGACGGCGGAACTCAGGAATCTGGGCCCAGTTGGCTAGTACCGTGAACCCAGGGAAAGCGTATCCCTCGCCGAAAGCGGCATTGATGTTGTCCAGCAGACCAAGGTTGTAAGCAGCGCCAGCATCGAAGCCGCTATCCATGGCCATCTGCTTGCCGGAACTGCCGGCGGGCAGGACGCCCTTGATCGGCTCATACGGCTTGA